GAAATCGAGGCATATAAAACCACTGTGCATGATGCAGGCAGTGTCTGCACGCTTCTCAAACTTACCGCTGAAACATATGGCAGGTAGTAGTTTCTTTCGCTCATTGCGTTCGTCCTTAGTCGAGGCAGCTCTGACCGATTCTACCAACTCCTTCGACTTCCCCTCCCTGATCCTCTTCAGAGCTTGGCTTACGTCCACGTGGAAAGGTGTGGAGGTTTGTGTAATCGATTGAAAATAAGTCACCATCTCCTAATTCTTTTTTGTATTCAATTATATTGTCCTCTATGTATGGGTCGCCCTTAAGCGTCCTTGCAATATGCGTGTCAATGGCGCGCATGATTGACGTGTGCCGGCGATTGAACTCACTGCCGATGTCATTTAAACTCATGTGGTAATGATGTCTCATGACAAACGCTAGGTAGTTCCGAACGTCGGCAACAGTCTTACACTGGCTGTCTCCGTCAAGATGGTCTCTCTTGATTATTCCCTTAATGATTTCTATCATAGTAATTAATTTGCTGTTCGTTTAGGCAATCACTGAAGTCAGTTGGTATCTCAATGACAGTGTGCTCTACTTTTGGCTCCTGCATGTAGCTACAAACGATATATCCTATCGCTATGCCAGCTAGAAAATATATTGCTTTCATAGCCCTTGTTTTAGTTGTGCGATTTTGGCCTCCATGTGTTCCAAATTAACGGAGCCCCTGTCCTTCATTTGTTGCATGTACCACGCGTGATATTGATCGAGCAATTGGCCATCGGCTCTCTTTCTCACAATCATCTTCTCTAAATACAGCGTTAAGTCCTGAGCCTCCTCCTGAGCATGTGTAAGCCAATCAATGTCCGACAAATCATTGCGGTCCATCGTGAAACCATACTTCTTTATTCCTGTTTCGGAACGCTGTCTATACTTCTTGATTACCGACTCTACAATAGAGTCTTTGATCGGCTTTTCAACCGTTGACGTTCTAAACCACATAATTAAATTAGATTAAAAATGGGTGCACTAGGATACACCCATTAAACCAAAACAACAAACCTGTCCTAGCAGGTGCTATGAACTAAAATGGCAAATCGTCGTCAGTGTGACCTGATCCTGGAGCGCTAGGCGCTACGTTAGGAGCGAATGCCGGGTTAGATGTAGTCGTAACAGCAAAGCCCTCAATTGTTGAGAAGTACTTCACCTGACCATCCTTTGGACTGGTCCACTCACGACCCTTTAAACTGAACGACACCTCGACCTCTTGGCCTTCAGCGATGCTGTTCAACAAGTCACACTTGTCGTTAACAAATGTGAATGGAATGTACTGCGGGTACTGGTCAGCACCATCGGTTACAATGAACTCACGCTTACGAAATTTGTCGGAGATAGTCTCCACGTTGCCCACCTTGTAGGCAATCCCTTTGAATTTAAACATATAGGTATTAATTAAAAGATTACGGAAATAATTATTGTGATAGCTATTGCAGTAACAACTATCATGGTAGCTACGCTTAGTAGTTGCTTACCGACATTGTCTTCGTATAAAAGAACTATTTCAACCTCATCAGGATAGAACACATACTCTTTTCCTTTTACTGTAATGTAGTATAGGTGTCCTCTCTTATCGATCGGGAATAGTTCACCGACATAGTTAGATAGTGATGGGTATCCACCATCAGTAAGCAAGCGTATCATAAGTTTTTGGTTTTTAAATAGTCAGTGTACCACTTAGCATAATCAATGCTGGCATCTAACGCTGCGTCCATGACTGCAATCTCGTCGTCAGTCAACGTGACCTTAACAATAGTAGCGCGTAGTTGATCAGGAACGTCGCCCATGTAGTGCAATGTCGGCTCGTCCCATTCGTTGAGTAGATCCTCAGGTGTGTCGCTTAACATGTATGCCACCTCACCATCACGCCAATCAAGGCCGGTCATCTTGCGTAGCATCAATAGGTAGCTCTTTATCTGCCAGTCGTACCCAGACTCCTTGACTTTCTTCTGAGCCTTACTCTCTAACTTAGGGAACGTCTTCTTAGACCATGGACTCTTGATGTCGATGACCTTTAATCGCTTTGTGTCGACGATGTCAGGGTGACCACCCAAGCATTTGTATGACAGCTCATAGAACTCATCACCCTCAACCAACTTCTTATAATCAGTAAAGAAGATGCGGTTGTATAGCTCAATCGAGTCGTCCTCAATGCGCGTACCCTTGTCAGTCTCACGGCTACCAAACCAATCCTTGTATTGGTATGCAGTCGTGTTGATGATGTCCTCGATGATTGTCTTGGCGCCATCACTGAGATCAGGCTTTGCGTCACGCTTGGCAATCAACTCATCACGCTTGGCTGCTTGGATTTCAGTCAACTTGACCTTGGCCAATAAGCCATCAAGAGTGGCTGATTGAACCGGAGTTAAACCTCCGCTCGCGCCCGAAAATATTCCTGAACTATTGGATGCCCTTAATTTGATCATGTTGCGCCTGGTTTAAATTAAAATCACTAGTTAACTTCTCAACGGTTGTCTTGCCTTCCTGCAATGCCTGCAATGCCTTGACGAATCTAGATTCGTCAAGAGTTGGCTTCTCCTTCTTAGGTAGCGGACGCGTGCTGAAACGCAGCGCATCAACCATACCCTGTGGACTCTTGACCTTCTCTACCGACATGACAATCTGCTTACCTAGGTAGTCGTTGAAATCAAACGAGTTGAAGAAAACTTCAAGTCTCTTAAAGTTTGAGCGATTACACACCATGGACTTTTGGAATTCCTTGAACTTGACGAAGACCTTGTCTTCCTTGCCCATCTCTCCGACCATGACGTCTTGATAAATTTTTTCGATTGTAACGATTCGTGGCTCGTACTTGCCATCGACTTCCAAGTCCCAACTCCCTAAGTACTTGTTGTCTTTCATTAAATTTCTCCAGTGCATTAGATTACAAATTTAGTTAAAAAATATTAAACATTCAAAATTATTTTACATATTCTAGGATAACAAACTCTTCCTCGAATTCAGTCGTCTCGTTTGGTATGAACTTGAACCATACCACGTAGTCGTTTGATTTTGTTCTAGCGACATATGCTACATACACCATCTCTTCCTCGTCTGAACGAATGAAGTAGTTGAACAGCGGTGAGTTGATGTCCTTCTTGTCAACGTTCAGCGTGTGCATCTTGGCTCCGTTGTATTGCAATGTTGATAGAGCGGTTGACAAAGCGGTCGCCATGTCGGGCTCAGTGGTGTAGAAGTTGCCCTTTGAGACCACATTGTATTCAGCCTTATCAGGAATCCACTGGGCTGCTATGCCTTGCGTTAAGGCCATAAGACCACAGAAGAACATCGTAACAACCAATGGGATGCCAAGGCTTGCCCGTAGAACTGTGTTGTTTATCTTGGCGACATGCAGTAACCCTGCATATGCGCCTACTGAAATTAGTGCATACATGTTAGTTAAAATTTAGTGATTCAATTTTGATTTGTACTTTGGCTTCATCAATAGACTTGATCGGCAGGCTTGACATGATTGCACATAGCTCAAGTGCCGTCCACCTGTTAACTGCGAATAGCTTTAGAGTCCGGCCATTCTCGAACGTCACGATGTACCTCTTCAAGGTTGGCGACATAGATGATTTCATTTGCATCGATATTAGATTTAGTGATTGCCTCTTTAATACTACGCGCCTCAACCGTCACACCAGTGCACAGGATTGGGCTAACGTGGTAGCACACGTGATAACTACTATACCTCATAAGTGATAAGACCCCATAGTAGTTTGATTGTTTTTCTTTTAGCAGGCACTCGCTTGGTAGACCTCTTTAATTTAATTTCAATCAGCTCTGTCCTTATCCTGTTCATATGTCTCTTGGTTGGCGCTCCGCTATTCCATGTGTATAGCTTCTTTCCATCTACCTTCTTGACATAACCTAGCTTCTTTACTACTATTAAAAAGTATTGATTGACTCGGTGCTTTTCTCTGATTTCAGCTAAAGTGTAGCTCTCTCTTACATACATGTCCTCTAAGACCGTCATGTACTTGGTCTGCAATCTTTGGTTCATCATAACTTTATAGATATTCCGTGTAATAAAAAATGGATGAGTATCTCCCTGTCATCCAAACTCAGGGATATTGATAGGCCGATAGTCCTACCGGCTGGCCAACTTTCAGTTATTCTTATCTGCATAAAATTTAAGGGATTGTGCTAGCATCTGAGCGCTCATGAACTCCTGATCAAACATCTCGACGAGATAGTCTTGGAATTCAACTTGGCGCTCTTGTTGCAGCGATTGGTATAACTCTTTGCTTTGTTTCTTTTGGCCGTTGAGTCTGCTCTCAAAGATGTAGTCATACAACTCAGGCCATGTTGCGAAGTCTAATGTTTGTGGTGTCATAGGTCTTGTTTTTTAAGTTCTTCAATTGATTGGGTGTACTTATGGGTTTCCATTTGCTCCTTCTCCATTTGCAAAGCTTTTTCTAACATTTGACCTTGGTCAAGTTCGGTTTCATAGCCTGCTACGACATTGCCCATTTGGACGAATAACCATTCTACTGCTGTCATAAGTTTGAGATTTCTTGTTTAACTTCTTTCCAATATGCTTTAAATCCTTCGTAGTCATGTTGACGATACGCCTCTTCCATTAATAAATTAACTGCAATCAATGCACACTTTTTGGCATCAAACATAGCCATACTATGCGTAAATATTGGGTAGTATAGGTCTACTAGTTCTTCGGCTTTCTCTTTTGGTGTCATCATAAGTCATCCATTAGTTCATAGTGATACGCCTCGTCTAGAAACTGCTCGAAGGCTAGCAGTTGGCCCTTGGATAGCTTGGCCTGCATCTCACGAGCGATCGAGTGCTCGTTGGATTCAATGTGTTGGCAGATGGCTTCGAAGTAATCGTCTAGATTACCATAGCCATGGTATTCTAAGTCATGTTTAGTTATCATTTGGAAAGAATTTAGGTGGTACTACAATAAAGTGATTGACGCAAAAGACATTGCTCGTTTCAAGTGTAACGACTTTGTATGGTATTTTATTGCGTCGGAGCTCAGATGTTTTGGCTTTTATATTTTGCTCAGCATTTGGATACGGGCTGTCGTCCCATCCACCCGTGTCAGGCTCGCAATGAATTGAGTAGACAGGCTCTTGGTGGCCTCTCCATCCATCCAATCGGACGTATCGCATCGTCATGTCGAATGCCTCACCTGCATGGTCGAGATATGTCGGTGGTGGTTGGTTTTCGTTTACTCTTGTCATCTCACCATCCCATTCAGCTCCGTTCAGGTGTGGTTTCTTCTTGTGTGAATAAGCAGTTGTGTTGGGTAATTGGTTGAGCCATTTGTTGGTCGTCCGAGTCGGCCATCCTGCGTTGCTGACATACAAACCGTCAGGGCGGTGTTGTGCTATCATGTTGCCGAATAGAAATAATGATTGGCCGTCTGTTTGGCCGTTGCCTTGTTTGCACTTCTTGCCTTCAAGGAATGATTGGATTACTTTGTTCATTTTATGTCAAGTTTAGGGGTTTAATGTCGACTCAATGTCGGTTTTATGTCGATTTTTTCCTTATAGAATAAGGGAAATGTCGAAATGTTGATTTTTTTCCTATTGAAAATTAAAAGTAAAAAAAGAGAATATATATTATAAAAGAATAGCTTCTTTTATATGTTTTTCTCTGAATATTGGGGGAAAAGTTGACATTTCGACATAAAAGGGGGTTAAATGATTGTGAATCAAGTAGTTACGCCAAAAAAAGTTGACATAAAATCAACATGGCGCGACATAACTTGACATGAGGCCTTGAGAATCAGTAAGTTAACCGACATAGTGCCTCATGTAGTAGCTCACTAGCTCTTTAAGGTCTAGTGAGTTTGTGTACTGGTGACATTGTGTGGCATACCGGCCGTTTGGTTTGACAATGACGTTGCCATCGGCGAGCCATTGCTTTAATCTACCGCTAAGTCCCATGGTTGTAAATCTTTAAAGTTGATCAAGTGTGTTTCCTTCAAAGTCTTGACAATAAACTGAGCGAGCTTCTTGTTGCCCGTTGGTTTGTCAATCTCTCGTGTGCCGATTGCTTGGACAACGTCATGTGGTAGCATATTGAGCAAGCGGTTGCATACCTTGACGTCTTGGCCTAGGTAGTAAGACTTGTTGCGATAGACTAGCGTCCAATAGTGCGCGAATCCGTATTGGTTGGTGATTTCGATTTTCATAAGTTCAGGATTTGGTTTGTTAGTTTATCAGTTGCTACTGAGGTCTCAATAGACTCAGTTACTTTGTCAAAGCCCATGTCCTTGCATAGGCGCTCTAGTTTTGGTAGGCAGTCATTGTATGTGTACTCGTCAAAGAATACAGCTACTAATTGGCTGAGCTGACTACGCTCGAAATATACTCTTATCATATTACATGAATTACATTAAGTTCAACAATGTGTAGTGCTCCCGTATCAGCGCATCGCACAATGTACTTGTTTGATGTGCCTGATACCTGACCTACTAGTTTGTAGTTTCCCGTTATCTCTGCCTGAAATCCGTCAAGCAAGACTGTTTTGGTGTTGGATAGCTTTATCATATCTCTTGGATGTATAATTTGATTGATTGGTCGGGCTCTTGCACGTAGAAGGATTCGAATTCGTCGGTGTAGATTTCAGTGATTGAACCCCAATCAATGATTGACTGCCTGATCTCAGCGAATTTCTTATGGGCTTCTTCGAACGTCGCGAAGTAAAAGTGCTCGTTGTAGTCCATACAATCGAACGTGTGGTGAACTGCAAATTTTATCATAGGTCTTGAATATATACTTTTTGTAATCCATCGTCTAGGTGTACATAGAACTCATCTACCTCATCGGTGTATAGTTCTACAATTGGAAGATGTCTTTCTATTTGTGATTTGATTTGATTGAATAACTCAAGCGCATCAGCATAGCTTGAGAAGTAGTAGTGCTCGTTGTCATCTAGAGTGTCGAACACATGGTGAACTGCAAATTTTATCATGATTACCATTGGTTTAAGTTTCTAGCTCTACTCTTATTGTTAGCCCATGCCTCTTGGCACATGATGCGGAAGTTCTCATCCTTGATGTCGTGTAGCCCACCGATACCTTTGTATGTTCCGTATGTCCACCCATATGTGCTCACCTTGATGAATGGGTCTTTCTCAAGGTACTCAAGGAACTCTTTTGTTCTATTTCCGAACACAGCGTTTACACTCATTGTCTTAAGCTGTCCATAGCCATCAGCGCTCTCTTTAGTTACATACTTGAGCATTGCTGACATGATTTCGTATTTAATTGGTGTCTTCATGATTTCTAGTTGTTAGTGTCAATAAAGTAAATTATATTGCCCTTCAGGATGACTCTTTGACCCCTGAACCAATTGTTTAGTTTGTATTCTATCCATTGGCTTAGCGTGTACCTTTCATCCGGCGGTTGCTCTTCATTATACCTTCTTCTTTGATTCTTGAGTTGTTGCTCTAGGATTGGTTTTCTTTTTGGTGTTTCCATGTGTTCTAGTTGTTAAGTGGATTCTTGATTAGGTTTCGGTATCTTTTACCATTAGGCATAGCATACTCAAATACATAGCCTTTCTTGTAGGTATAGCTAATGAAAATTGCGTCGCGTTCTGCCTGATTCCTGAATAAAGAGATTCTATTTATTAATAACTGAACCTCATCTATATTGAAGTCAACCAAGATTGTTTGTCCTGATAGTTTATACTCCAATGTCACTCGATTGGATACGATTTCGTATACCTGATATTCATTACCCTTCATGTCGCGGTAATTTACCTGAACGATTGCCTTCATGTTTTCTAGTTATTTGATTGTCCATACCTCATCGCACTGATAGCCGAACTTGGCTTCCATGTAGCTGATGTAATTGTCTAAGTGTGCTTGATTCTGCACTTCCTTGGTCACATAGGTGACCTTGAGCCACCTATTGACGAACTTGATTTTCACTTTCATATTGACATGCCCGTTGCTTGGTTTGTGACTACTTTGTACAAGGCGAATGCTACTGCAATGCCTACTGAACTTGCCATGCATATCTGAATGGCCTTTGCGATGATGAGTGCTAGTTTCATGATTAGTTTTGTATTTGAGGGTTAAGATTCTAAAAGAGGTCTGCACTAAATGTTGTTTCATCAAAGATGATTTCCCATCCCTGATTAATGTAGCTTGTGCGATGCAATTTGTATCGGATGTCTTGGCCACCGAAATGCAGTTGGTCTACTTTGAATAGCGTTCCGTTAATCAAAGCTTTGAAGGTTTTGAGGGTTGTCATGATTTCTATTTATTTAGTTATCCAAAAATGTATTTAAGTTTACTTACTCCTTGCAGTATCAATTCAAATGATTCTACCTGATTTCTAAGATTCTCAATTTCATCAAAGTCATCGCAAGCTAATTGATAAGCATAGCCATCGATGTCGTACTTCATTGAGTCAAAGTAATCATTTGTGTAGTTGAACAATTCGTCTCTTAATGCATCATACCTGATTAGTAATTTTATGAATTCTCTTTCCATGACTATCTGTATCTAAATGGGATTAATAACTTGCGTGTCTTAACTAACACACCTTCCTGAAAGAAGCCGATGATTTCATAGCGGCCTTCGATTCTGATTACTCTAGTTTCCATGATTACTTTATTTTAGTTGTTTGATTCTTTCTTTCTTGTCTAACACTTGAGCAGGTATACTGATGATTCTTTTTTCTACATAGCTTTCCGTGCATGGTAGTTTGTAAATACCTTCTTTTTTAATCTTTTTCAATCTTACCAATTCTCTATGTAGACTTTCAATTTGTCCATGTAGTTCGTTAGTTAGTTGTTCTTTGCTGATACATTCATTTGATAAATACATATCTATTGTGTTTAATTGGTTTGCGGTGCGGTGGCTATCGCTGCCATCAATTAGTCATTCTAACCGCACCTAATGCTTGCACGTCACGTGAAACTACGTGCTCTCTTTTAGTCTATCAGGTATCACCCTTTGGCCTGATAGTTTGACGTCGACCACCTGAGTAGTGTATCGAGCGCCCCGACTTAGCGGAGTCTTTATACTTACCGCATCGGCCTAGTGTGACTCACCTAGTTAGTTTATAGTCTTATCAATATGTCAATGAACTGAGCTCCTGAGCTAGTGTAGCAGGCCTACCTTTGAACCACTTTACCGCGGCGTGCTCCTCGAAAGGCGCTTAGTAAAGCTTTATCGTTTCGGCCACCTTTAGTATACTGATTCGTCATCGTAACGCCTAGAGGCTTGCTAGTAAGAAGTGTTGTTGTTAGCTCTTTTGCTTGATGTAAAACTAGGCATAATATTTTAATTGTAAACTATCTTTCTACAATTATTTTCACATTTCTATGCTAATTTAAAATCATTCTAAATAAGAGACACGTTTGTCTAGCGGCTAATTGCTTAAGAATCAAATAGTTATGCACTACATAAACGCATGATGCTAGGTAAAGATTTATTGTGTGAAATGATTAAAAGGTGTAACCCCTTCCTTTCAGAAGCGCAACCAACTGCGCAAACGGCTGGACGGACGGCCATCAGGTAGGTCGATTGGTCGCCTGATTTCCCGTGCTGCCATTGGTCTCAAATACATTTCTATTTAACATAATGCAAATTATAGGACAAGCCTAGCAAACTACAGGCATAACGGCAGCACGGCCTAGAGCCCGCCTGTATTGGTTTCCATGACAAACCAACACCCCACCCGAAAAGCCAAAAAATCCTGCCGAAAAGTTCCAAAAGCAGACCCCCCACCCCGAAATGCAAACCGTTTCCCTTTCGCGCCGGCTCGCGTGGATTGGGGGTATTACCCGAATACTCCATATATCTAATATTCCTTATATTTGTAGAAAAAAAGATCATGAAAAATTACGGTATGCCGTTCAAGAACGCGGCAATAGACAAGCTAGGAAGCAAGTTCGGTGATCCAGACAAGCCTAAGGTAGAAGGGCCTGTAAATTTAATGGGCGTTCAAAACGCTCTTAATAAAGGTGTCGCTTTTGTTAAAGAAGGAGCTAGAGAAACCAAAATGATGGCACAGACTTTAGCTAATACTAAGATCAACAACCCTGTTAAAGTTGAAAAGAGTACCAAGCTTACAACCAGTCCTAATGTTGCTAAAGAAACAACCGCCTCAAGAAAGGGCTTAATGGGAGATAGAACTGTTACTAAAAAAGTAATTAAAGATTCAGAAACAGGCTCTACAACTTATTCAAGATCTGCAACAAATTCTCAAGGTGGCAGGAAGTTTGAATCTAGTAAGACTGTATCTCCAAATGGAGACATGACTAAGGGCAGAACTTTATATGACCAAAGAGGCAATGTGATGACTAGCAAAAGTAGCTCTAAAACTGGTAAATTCTTAAAATGACAATCCTACTCGTCCCCACTTTTGGCCTAGCGGTCGGTCTGGAATACTTTCCAGGCGATGATGAATGGCCAGCTAATGAGTTGGTATTAAACATAGTAATTTTTAAAATCGTTATACAATGGCAATAATGCGCACAAACAGGCTGACGTCCAAGACTACACCGCCTAAAACTAGAAAAATCGTACCAGCTTCTGAACTAGAGTCTCAGGATGCTTCTTACAAGAAGTATAAAGAGCAGGATCTTCCTGCTTACAATGAGAAAATGAAAAAATACGAAACTGAGAGAAAAAGAGTGTACGGTTTTGGTGGTGAAAATATTTCTAGATCATTAAGTCCAGCAGAATTATCTGAATATAATTCTCGACAACGACAAGAAGGAGGACTTGAGTATAAAAAAGTCAAGGTAGATCCGTCTTACAATAAAAAATCAACTGATGCTGATTGGATGGTTGGAACTGCTCACAGAACTTACGACCCTATTAAGCCATCAGCACCTAAGAAGTCAGAGCCAGCTGATTGGTCTAACGTTGAGCTAAACAAAATGCCAACCAAGAAGGCAACCATTCAAGCACCAAAAGGAAAATTGCGTCAAGCTAAGCCAGCGGCAGAGAAGCCTGTATTTGAAGCTCCAGCGTCTACACGTTCTAAAACTAGAACTAGTGCTGCTATGACTGGTGGTGGCAAAAGTGGTCTCACTAGAGCTACTAATCCAAAAGGAAGTTTAGGTGCTGCCAAGGTGACTACAACTGTCAATAAAGCTGGTCGTGGTTATAACAAAGAAGCCAAGCAATTTGCCGCATATGCTAACCCAACAGCTAGTGGTACTTACTTAAATACTGCATCTAAGCCTGAGATCATGCGTATGCGCGCTGAGTCTAAGGGTATTCAGAAAGAATACCGCAAAGAGGGTAACAAAGAAGGCGCTAAAATGATGCGTTCTGAAGCTAAACAGTTAAAGACTGCCGGCAAGTTTGCTGATAAAGTTTATGAAAAAGGTGGAGGCAAGTACTTCAAGGGAAGTATGGTAGATCAATACCGTAAATCAAAATAAACAATCTAAACCCCTCGATTTCGAGGGGTTTTTTGTTATATGTTACAAAAATCACTAGATTTGTCAAAAAATCAAGTGAAATGGTAGTAAAACATGTACATTTAGGCGACGATGGTCGCAAAAAGCTCATTAAAGGCATCAAAACGATCGCTGGAGCAGTAAAAAGCACATTAGGTGCGCGAGGCCGAACGGTCTTGATTGAATCAGAGAACCATGTTGGTGGTATCACGGTCACAAAGGACGGCGTAACGGTCGCTAAGTCGATCAATCTATACGACCCGGTAGAGAACTTGGCCGTTATGATGGTCAGACAGGCTGCTGAGAAGACGGCAACGGTTGCAGGCGATGGCACCACGACAAGTGTGGTCTTAGCTGAGGCTATTGTTGATGCAGCCGAAGAGGTACTCTCTCCAGAAGACAATGTCACTGAGGTCATCAGAGAGATTAATAGCATCACGACAGACGTCGTGACGCATCTAACCAAGCGATCCAAGAAGTTATCCGGAAAGAAGCTTAAGGATGTGGCATCAATCAGTGCAAACAATGACACTGAGATTGGCGGCATGATCGCTGACGCGTTCGGTGAGGTGAAGATGGTATCAGTTGAGAACAGTAAGGACCACAACACATATGTTGAGGTGATTAAGGGGTTGAAGGCTGACCGAGGTTGGACTAGTCGTCACTTTATCACTGACTACAAGCGCCAAGAGGCTGTGTTGGACAACCCATACGTTCTAATCACTGACCAAGAGATCAGTAACCTGTTAAACATTGAGAAGATCCTACAGCACATTGTAGCAAACAACAAGCCGTTACTTATCATCGGCGAGATGAGCCCTGCTGCACTTAATACATTAAACATTAATGTCGTTCAGGGCAAGATCAAGGCATGTAACATCTTACCTCCAAACTTCGGTTACCGTCAGAAAGATTTGCTAGAGGATCTAGCAATCGCATTGGACGGCACATACTTCAGTGAGGACACTGGTGATGACTTGTCATTGATTGATGTGGCACACCTTGGTCGCTGCTCAAAGGTGATCGTTGGTAAGGACCATACAATCTTTATGCCCTACGCTAGCAGTCAACAAAATATCGAGAACAGAATTCTCGATATTACTGAGACAATCTTTGAGAGTGTAAGCAAAGAGGAGACTGACTTCCGTAAGGAGAGAGCTGCCAACCTATCGGGTGGTGTTGCTGTGATCTATGTCGGCGCGTTAAGTGACATCGAGCAGAAGGAGAAGAAGGACCGCATTGACGACGCTGTGTGTGCTGTTGAGGCGGCCTTAGAGGAAGGCATTCTACCTGGAGGTGGTGTAGCACTATTTAACGAGGCAATGGCCATTACATCAAGCTCACCTGCCGCTCAGATCATGACGAAAGCGCTGAGAACTCCTATGTGGCAGATCATCACAAACGCAGGTAAGAACGCTGACACCATTATGGACGGTATTATGCCAATCCCTAACGAGGGCTATGACGTGAAGGCTGAGCAGTATGTTGACATGATCAAGGCTGGTATTGTTGACCCGACTAAGGTGACAAAGAACGCGCTGTTGAACGCTGTGTCGGTCGCTACGACAATCTTAAGTACAAACGCTATCATTACAAATATCAGAGCAGATGAGAGTACTAAATAAATACTTGCTCGCAGAGCGAGTAAGTGAGCAAAAGAAAACCAAGAGCGGACTGCTTCTCACCGGTGAGGACTCAAGCGACATGCGTTACCACAAGGCGACTGTCTTTGACGTTGGTATTCAAGTGTCAGGTATTCAGTATGGCGACGTCATTCTGTACGACAAGGTGAACACTCACGACGTTTTGATCAATGAAACTCGCTATGTGATTCTCCAGGAGAAGGACGTTGTTGTCGTTCTTTAAATCGTTCGTTAAAGTCGACGATAGCTTTTGCTAATGTTTTTTGATGGAATGGGGCGTTCTTACGGAACGCCTTATTTCGTCTTACTGACGTGGGAATTGGCTCCAGGCCTGTCAGTTTCTTGTAGATAGACGTCACCATCTTCTTGGCCTTAAATGACACCTCATACATATTGGTCTCACCGAATCCGCGCTTGCGCCATATGTATATCCACTCCTCACGTAGCAGCCTATCAAAGCGGTTGCGATCCCACAGCATGAAGTTCGCGTAGTCGGCAAAGTCTGCCCTTACGAACAATCTCTTTTTATGTAAGAACAGGATCATCTCTAGGTCTGATCGACTGAGATTATAATTTACTTGAGCCCATCGTCTTACGATTGCCCATTCTCCAAGGAAGTCATACGTCAACTCACGTCGTTCGTATGCCTTATCGCGTTTGATTATTCTTTTCATTATATTTGTACAAATATATTGATAATGGGACTATATAGCAACATTCACGCAAAGAGAGAGCGAATTAAAGCTGGATCAGGTGAGACAATGCGTAAACCGGGCGAGAAGGGAGCACCAAAAGCTCAGAACTTCAAAGATGCCGCAAAAACAGCAAAAGATGGATCCAAGACTAGAAAGAGCGGGCGTTGAGGGCTACAATAAACCAAAGCGTACTCCTAGTCATCCGACTAAGAGCCACGTTGTGGTTGCCAAAGAAGGTAGTCAAGTAAAATTGATACGCTTTGGGCAGCAGGGCGTAAAAGGTGCCGGAGATAACCCTAAGACCGACAAAGACAAGGCTAGAAAGAAATCTTACTATGCTAGACACAATGCTCAAGATCCTAATCCTAGCAAGCTTAGCGCTCGATTTTGGAGCCACAAAGTAAAATGGTAGTTGAATATCCATATAAAGGAGAAGATGGTAGATGGTATAAACCTTGCCACAATTGTGGTGATATCCAAAGTTATCTTAGATATCATTATGCTTTAAACTCTTTTAATTTAAAAAAGCTTTGTAAAAAATGCTCTAATAGGATAACTGAAAATTGTCATAGGGGATGGCACAGGGAGATAAGATTATCCTGGTTTAATAAGTTTAAAACTTCTGCTGAAATAAGGGGTATTGAATTTAATATATCTATTGATGATATAGCTGATTTAATGATTAAACAAAACTATAGATGTTCATTAACGGGTAGGATTATATCATTCCCGGAGACAGGAACTCAAACTAATTTTGATGCATCTATTGATAGAATTGATTCAAAGAAAGGTTATGAATTAGATAATATACAATTGACTCATAAAATAGTCAATATGATTAAGCATAAATACGATAATGATTTTTTTATCGAAATTTGCAAAGAGGTTGCAAATTATCAAAGCACTAAATGGAAGAAAGGATGAACAATATACCATTCAAGAATAAGGACATTGAGTTTTTAGGCAAGAAGAAAAGGATCCGTGAGATGCGTGGTGATGAGTATGTCAACATGCCTAATGGTGAGGTGTCATCTCATTTAATGTCTAGCCGTGGCAAGGAGGCGTTCCCTACTGTTTTCCCTAATAAGCCTGGATCACATGAGTATAAAGATTGGACCGACATGCCTAACACATCGGAGGCTTATGGTGAGGCAAAGAGAAGGGGTGAGGTAGTAAAGTTCGCCACAGCCAAGAGAGCTGAGAAGATGGCGTTTGGAGCCTGGAAGAAGGGCGACGCTAGAAAAGAAGCAATGCAGAACTATGATAATTATAAAAAGACACAAAGGTCTAGGTGATACAGTCGCAGCTATAGCTGAGACCGTAGGCATCAAGGCACTAGTCGAGAGTATAACTGAGGACTGCGGGTGTGGTCAACGACAAGAGTCGTTGAACAAACCAAACCTATTAATAAACAAACTATTCTATGGGACAAAGCAAGACATCGAAGTACTACGCGGCCAATCCGAAGGCAGCGGAGAAGAGGCGTGAGTATCAGCGTGAGTTAAACGCTACTCCAGAGCGAAAGAAATACCGGTCTGAGCACAACGCTGCTCGCAAGGAGAGTGGTATCTATGGCAAAGGTGGTCCCGATATGAGTTCCACAAAAAGTGGTAAATTTGTAAAAGAAAACCCAAGTAAAAACAGAGCTCGAAACGGTGCAAACGGCAAGAGCGTAAAAAAATAAGACATGGCATATCAAAAATTACAGGTACAGCGCGCGGCTGTCGTCACTACAAGTGACACAGTCAACATCCCATACGTTGGTGGTGACGGAACGACTCCATCATGGCCTTGCACACTATACATCGGAACAGGTGGAAACCTTCGCGTATTGACTGAGGGTAATGACGACGTAACCTTTGTTAATGTTTTGGGTGGCACTACACTACCTGTAAACGTGGTGAGAGTATTCGCAACTGGTACAACGGCTTCAAACATTGTAGCTCTTTGGTAGTATGTGGATCTTTAATGCCATAGCAAACGCCATTGGTCGTAATTTCATTGGCGACCCTAATTATGACGTAAGGTCATTCTATAATCGCGTCACTGCGGCAGGCGGGACAGTTGAGGCTCAGTCATGTATGCTAAGCACACTTAACTTTTTAAATACAATCCCATGAGTTTATTAACGCAGGCCTCATTGGTCGTTACGCCAAATGGATATAAAGAGGGAACTCTATACTCAGTAGTACCAAACAACTCCAACGGGGATTTCTCCGTAACTCGTGCGACTACTGCAACTCGTGTCAACGCTGCGGGCTTGGTTGAGCTTGTGCCTTACAATCTTGCTTCTTGGTCGGAAATGTTCAGCAATGTTGCGTGGACAAGAGTAGGTTCAAACTTAACCGCAAACATTACAACCGCTCCAAACGGAACGCTGACTGCTGATAAACTAATTGAAGACACCTCAACGGGCTTTCATAGAACTTTTCAGTCTATTACAGGAAATGTAGGTAACGTATGTACATATTCAATTTACTTAAAGGCAGCAGAAAGAACTTGGGCTTTGGTTTGGTTTGACGCTGACGCTGCGGGTGCTTATGTAAATTTATCTACGGGCGCTCTTGGTACTGTTTCAAGCGGAATAACTGCAAGCGTTACAAGCGTTGGCGATGGTTGGTATAGATGCTCTATAACTAAAACAATAACAACGGGCGCAAACATTGCTATTTATACTGCAACATCAAATAATGGGGCTTCGTATTTAGGTAACGGAACTTCGGGTGTATTCATTTGGGGCGCTCAACTCGTGCAAGGCACTTCTGCCCTTGACTACCAAATGACTGAAACACGGCTTAACATACCTCGCATTGACTACTCACTTGGCAGCTGCCCTAATCTGTTGTTAGAGCCGCAGAGGACTAACGTTGTAACATTCTCGGAAGAATTTAACAATGCTGCTTGGCTTGCATCCGAAGTTACAATAAGTCCAAATGTCGCTACTTCACCAAGCGGAGTAATGAACGCAGATAAATTTATTCCAACAACAGCCAATGCAACGCATCAAATAAGAAGAACAGGGCTTGCAAGTGCGGCATATACTGCGAGTATATACGCTAAAG